TGTATGTGCGTTAGTAGTCAGAAGCAATAAAACGCAAGAAACAAGCCTTTGAAGCCCAAGGCTCTGCGAGGGATAGATTGTTTTGGGGTATTTCATTAGCGATAGGAGTTATACTTTTCTTGGGGGGAACCGCGGCAATGATCTGGGGCGTGGATAAACTGGCGAACGGGTGACGTTATACAAGAATAAACTAGGAAAATACGTTGTATGTGACAAAGCTGGGAAAATCGTTATAATGACTCATCACAGCGGCATTGCAAAGGCGTGGTTAGAGAAAGGACAGCGTGATGGCAACAAAACTTGACGAGTGGAAAGTTCTCCCACGTTTGATGATGTTAGTGACGACCATTATGTATATACGTTGCCTAGAGTGGGCATTATCGCAGCCTGATTTGTCGGTATCACAGGCGGGCCTAATATCAGTTGTAACTGGAGCCTTCACAGGATCGTTCGGCATCTGGATGGGTAAGGAGTCTAAGTAATGTTACAAGCACTTATAGGTCCAGTAGCGAACCTTGCAGGTTCTTGGCTGCAAGGCATGGCGGATAAGAACGCCGCATCCGCAGAGTTAAAGCTTACTGAGGCGAAAGCGAAAGCCCAGATACTGTTGTCTGAAAAGACAAGCGTGGCAGACTGGGAACGCATTATGGCAGAGGGCGCCAAGTCTAGCTGGAAAGACGAGTGGTTCGTTGTAATCCTGTCTATTCCTTTGATTTTATGTTGGATTCCGGGAGCGGAAGGTTGGGTTGACCGTGGGTTTGCGCAGCTTTCAAAAGCTCCGGACTGGTATTTTTACAGCCTTGGAATTGCAATTTCAGCGAGTTTCGGTGTGCGCGGGGCGCAAGCCTTTTTTAAGAGGAAGTAACATGAGCGAGTTTAAGTTAAGTAGGCGCAGCCTTGATCGGCTTGAGGGTATTGATGACCGACTACAGGCGGTAATCAAGATGGCGATAACCATGACCAAGACCGATTTTGGGGTGGTTCAGGGCATGAGAACTATTGAGCAGCAGAAGGAGCTTGTTGCTAAAGGTGCTAGTCAGACCATGAAATCAAAGCACCTTGAAGGCAAGGCTTTCGATATTATGGCCTTCATAAATGGTAGGGCAAGTTGGGAACTCTCGGTTTATGACGATCTTGCGGATGCGATTAAAGAAGCGGCGATACAGTTAAACGTTCCTATTTGTTGGGGCGCAGCGTGGGGCACACCTGAAATGGCGTATCCAATGGACATTCGCAAGTGGGAAGGTACAATGGAAGAAGCAATGAATGCGTATATAGACTTGCGCAGATCACAGGGGCGTCGTCCGTTTATCGATGGTCCACATTTTGAACTAATAGATTAGGAGACAGACATGTCCGCACCAAAGAAATCACCTCGGCCCAAAGCTCGGCCCACTAAAAAGTCCAACATGAAGGACGCGATAGATAAAGCTGTACTGGAAGCTTTAAACGACGATCTTCCTCCTGGCGTGGATTATTACGGAGAGGACGGAAAATTACGAAGCCCAGAACGCGATTATATGAATGGCGGCATGGTTCGTCGAGGTTATCGTGGTGGCGGGGAAGTTAAAGCTCGCGGATGCGGAGCAGCCCAGACAAGTGGCTTTGGTGGCGGAGACACATACTGATGCCAATTATTTCGATCAGCATTCTACCGGATGGTATTCCGGTAGATAAGATGCAGGGTGGTGACGACGATGGTCCTAGCTGCCCAGTAGCTACGCAGGACATTGAGGTTAACGACGTTAACAAGATGTACGCTGTGGATGAAGCAAGTTATCGTGATCCCGCAGATGATGGCGGATTTATGCTGACCGAGATTTGCGGAAACTGCGGTGCGTATAACCAAACCGAAGACATGATGGAGTGTATTGGGGACGAATCTGGTGACACAGGTTACTGTCAAATATACAAATTTATGTGCAGCGCGGATCATACCTGTGAAGATTGGGTGTCCGGCGGACCGATAACAGCTAACGCCGAAGGTTCAGAAAGAGATATTCTTTAATGGACGGTGTTGATTTCGCGAAATATATGTATAAGCTACTACGAGAGCGCGAACAAGATATTGCAAGTGCTTTGGGAATGGATGCTGCCAAAGACTGGGAGCACTATAAACTCATGGTAGGTGAGATACGGGGCCTGACCTACGCTCGTGAGGAATTAAAAGCCCTGCTGGAGAAACACGCTGACGATGTCGAAGACTTTATATCTTCCTGAACATGTCGCGCAGAAAATGAACAAGGAAAAGAAGGAGGCTTCTGCCGACTCTAGTCCTGTTGAAAGCGCATATGTAGATGCCAAAGAAAAGGTGCTTGACCCTTCTCTTTTGGATAAACCCCTTACAGAACGACTGCCACAGCCTACAGGCTGGCGTGTGTTGGTGATGCCTTATCAGGGCGCAACCAAGACGCAGGGTGGTATATATATTCCTGATGAGGTTCGGGACCGAGAAGCGGTTGCTACGGTTGTAGCATACGTTCTCAAGGTTGGCCCCCTAGCATATCAAGACCCTAATAAATTTGGACCGGAGTGTGAGCCTTGGTGCAAAGAGGGTGCGTGGGTATGCATTGGTCGGTACGCCGGATCCAGGTTCAAGATTGATGGTGGAGAGGTTCGCATTATAAATGATGACGAAGTGATTGCCACAATTTTAGAGCCTGACGACATTAAGCACGTTTAGGAGAAATATATGTCACAGGAAAATGAAGAGGTCCTTGATGATGAGGACACTGGCGTTGAAGTAGAGATTGAATCTACGGAACCCGAAAAAGAAGAAGCCGCTGCGAAAGTTCAAGTTGAGAACGAGAACGAGAACGAGAGCGGTGGAGACGATGAACTGGAGAATTACAGTAGTAAGGTCCAGAATCGAATTAAGAAACTGACGGAAAAGTATCGTAAAGAGGAACGTGATCGGGAAGAGGCTGTCCGCATGGCGCAGCAGCTTTTAAGCGAAAACACTAACCTCAAAACCCGCATGCAGAACTTGGACAAGGGTTATCTTGCTGAGTATGGCACTCGTCTGGACACGCAGATTGCGGCGGCAAAGAAACTTTACCGTGAGGCGTATGACGGTGGTGACACCGAGAAGATGTTGGAAGCTCAAGAGTCATTGTCTAAGATGTCTATTGAGCAGGAGCGTTTGAGATTAGCCAAACAAAGGTCTGATAGAACTCCTCCCCCACAACAAGAAGTACCGCAGCAACAAATGGCCCCGCAGCAGCAACCGCAGCAGCCAGCCCCTAAAGCCGATCCGAAAGCCCAAGGTTGGGCGGAAAAGAACGATTGGTTTGGGACTGACGAGGTTATGACTTATGCGGCGTTTGGTATTCATCGCAAGCTAGTTGAAGAAGAAGGGTTTGACCCGACGGCCGATGAGTATTATACTGAAGTTGATCGTAGAATGCGTTCGGAGTTTCCGCACAAGTTCAAAACGTCGAAATCGAGTGGAGCACAGGTCGCACCTGCTGGCGCTTCAGCAACTCGCAGTACAGCAAAATCAGGGCGCAGGTCGGTGAAACTATCACCATCACAAATTGCGATGGCGAAACGTCTGAACGTACCGCTTGAAGAATATGCAAAATATGTGAAGGAGTAATGATATGACTGACAGAAAATCTCGCGCAAGCGAAACACGCGAACTAGACTCGCGCAGAAAACCCTGGGCGCCGCCCAGTCACCTTGCAGCACCTGATGCCCCAGAGGGGTTTGTGCATCGTTGGATACGAGTTGCAATGCGTGGTGAGGAAGACAAAATGAATGTCAATGCCAAGCTACGAGAAGGATGGGAACCTGTCCGGAAAGATGAATATCCAAACTATGAAGCTCCCGTTATCGACGATGGTCGTTACGAGGGTGTAATAGGACAAGGCGGACTGATGCTGTGCCGTATACCTGTTGAAACAGTAGCAGAAAGAACTGCATATTACGGGGGCAGAACCCGCGAACAAATGACTGCTGTAGATCAGGACCTTATGAAGGAACAACATCCTTCTATGCCGATAAGTAATAGTCGGCAAAGTCGTGTATCGTTCGGAGGTTCTCGTAGAGACTCCGACTAATTGAAAGAGGATTGCTACAATGGCAAACAGTAACGGTGCTTTCGGACTTCGTCCGATTGGTGTAGTCGGTCAGGCTACAAACACCACTGGTGCGACCGAGTATCGTATCGCCTCTGGAAACACTAACGCGATTTACCAAGGTTCACCCGTAATTCCGCTGTCAACAGGCTTTATTGATATTGTTGGCGCGGCTACTGGTGGAACGGTAGGTCTACTTGGTGTGTTCTGGGGATGCGAATATGTATCGTCCACCACTGGTGAGACTATTTTCTCAAATAGCTGGCCCGGTTCTGGCGCGGATTCTAATCATCCCGTCAAAGCCTTCGTGTATGACAACCCAATGCAGACATTTGTTATCTGCTCAGACGCTTCACTAACTAGCGAAGCAACTGCGCAGGGTCATGTGTTCGCAAACGCAAACTTTGCGGCTGGTGCTTCTGGTTCTTCAACCACAGGTATCTCATCTGCTAAGTTGGGTGTTAGCACAATCGCCGCCACGGCAGCATTGCAACTGCGTATTATGGGCATTCAAGATGACCCAGAAAATGCAGACTTTACTGCGGCTGGTATCCCATTAATCGTTCGATTGAATAACAGCTTCAACTCCGCCAATGGTGCGATTGTTGCTGGTACTCCATCGACTACTGGCGTTTAAGGAGGTCTAAAGAATGGCTATTTCTCGCGCACAACTAGCGAAAGAGCTAGAACCGGGCCTCAACGCGCTGTTTGGTATGGAGTACAATCGGTACGAAAACCAACACGCGGAGATCTACACAACAGAATCTTCTGATCGAGCATTCGAAGAGGAAGTTATGTTGAGTGGGTTCGGAGCGGCACCTACCAAATCGGAAGGTTCCTCTGTTAACTTTGACGACGCTAACGAGGCGTACACTGCTCGTTACAACCACGAAACTATTGCGTTGGCATTCTCAATCACTGAGGAAGCTATCGAAGACAATCTGTATGATCGTCTTGGTTCGCGTTATACTCGTGCGTTGGCTCGTTCAATGGCTCACACAAAGCAAGTTAAGGCCGCTGCGGTTCTTAACAACGCATTTACTGCTGGCGCTTCCGCTGGTGGTGACGGTGTTGCGCTTTGTGCGACAGACCACCCGTTAACTAACGGTGGTACTTTTGCCAACGAACCAGCAGTAGCTGCGGATTTGAACGAGACATCTCTTGAAGATGCCCTTATCAATATCGCAGGTTTTGTTGATGAGCGTGGTTTGAAAGTTGCACTTCGTGGCACAAAGCTACTCATCCCGCGTCAACTGCAATTTATTGCAGAACGCTTGATGGTTTCAAACCTTCGTGTTGGAACAGCAGACAATGATACGAACGCGATTCGTTCTATGGGAATGTTGCCTAACGGTTATGCCGTTAACGACTTCCTGACGGACCCTGATGCGTTCTTCATCATGACGGATGCGCCTCGTGGAATGATCCACTTTGAGCGTACTCCTCTGTCTACCAACATGGAAGCAGACTTCGACACAGGCAACATGCGCTTTAAAGCGCGTGAGCGTTACAGCTTCGGCTTTAGCGACCCGCGTTGCGTATTCGGTTCACCCGGAGCGTAATCTGTGCTATAGTTCGGGAGGGTTTCATATGACCTCCTCCCAAACTGGGGGCTACTTCGGTAGCCCCTTTCTTTTTTTCTATTTCTCCTGTATTGTTTTGGTATCCCTGACAGTCGCATGGTGCGGCTGACTAACCCAGACAGGAGATCAACATGGGTACGACAACTTTTTCAGGTCCTATTCGGGCTGGTAACATTCGCAACACAACGGGCACTACTGTTGGGTCAAACATAGCAAACGTAGGTTATGTTGTAATGACTCAACAACATGTAATGGATATTTCTGGCGGCGCTGTCGCAGCAGAAGCCACAAATGTAGTAATTCCTGCCAACTCAAAAATCGTAGATATAATTATTGATTTAGAAGTGGCGGCTAACACCACGACAAATATTAGTGTTGGTGATACCGTAGGCGGTGCAACGAGCCTTGTTAATGCGGTTGCTTCTGGAACTACTGTAGGTATTAAAGCGTTAGGCGCTTCTGGCGGTGGTACGCGTACATGGAAAAACACTGGTACATCTGATTTAAAATTAACAGCTACCTCAAGCGCAGGTACGAATGCGGGATCAGTTGTTATAACAGTGATGTATGCTCAAGCGTTTAATACGGCTGTTCAGCCGTAAGGAGGCCTAGATGGCTGGTCAAGAAGTACGGGCATTTAATGTCTCAACATCAGGATTTAGTGCAGGGGTTGTTGGCCCCGCACGAAGTCGCATACAGGGCATCTTGGTGTATGCCACTAACATCACAGCCTTTACCATTAAGAATGGCTCTGCATCAGGAGCCACTCTGCTGGACTTAACTCTTCCAGCGGGATGGAACGATGTGTTTCTTCCTAATGATGGAATCCTTGCCGACAATGGTGCGTATGTTTCTGCATTATCTGGCACAGGTTCAGTGATAACTTTACTCCTTGAGTAAGAGATGGCTGAGAAGAAGAAAGGCTCCATGAAGGGGCACAGCATAAAAGGTGGTCATAAACGCCCCACAAAGTCTGGGGCGGGTATGACAAAGAAGGGTGTTGCCAAGTATCGCAAGGACAACCCCGGCTCCAAGTTAAAAACTGCTGTGACGGGGAAGGTTAAGAAGGGGAGCAAGGACGCAAAGCGGCGTAAGTCTTTCTGCGCCCGTTCCGCTGGACAGATGAAGAAGTTTCCCAAAGCAGCAAAAGATCCTAACAGTCGCTTACGTCAGGCAAGAAAAAGA